GTACAACAACCGATTGGTATAGACTTGATAATTTAATCAAGTTACTTACTGATCATTTAGATACCTATTGTGATGATATTTTACCACAATCAGGTCTCGCAGATTCGAGCGTTATGCAAGTTACTGGTTCTAAGAAACAGGAAAATGTAGACTTCTCGGATCAAATGGACCCGTATATGTATGATGTCGAATCTAATGCTGATTCAACAAGACGTTTACAAGATACGAATGACGCAACGCTTGATAACTTTTTCAAGCGCCCAATTAAAATTTATGAAGGTGAATGGGGAACAGGTACTATTTTAAGTGCCAATTTCGACCCCTGGTCCCTTTATTTCGATAATCCCCGAGTTGCTAATAGGATTGCAAATTACAATCTATTACGAGCAGACTTACATTTGAAAATTGTTATTAATGGAAATGGATTCCAATATGGACGAGCAATTGTAAGTTATTTACCATGGGATGTATTTGATAGTTTAACTACATTATCGGCAGGTGTGCAGAATGATATAGTACAAGCTACTCAATTACCTCATGTGTACTTGGATCCCACTACCTCTACCGGTGGTGAGATGAAATTACCGTTCTTTAATGATTATAACTATTGCCATATTCCTACATCGCAATGGAGTCAATTGGGACAAATTTATTTGCGCACAATTAATACCCTTAAACATGCTAATGGAGCAACAGATAAAGTTACTATTAGTGTGTTTGCATGGACTGAAAATATCAGTCTTAATGTACTTACTGGAGTTGAACCTGATACTATGGTTCCTCAATCTGGCTCTGAAGTAGATGAAGCAAATGCAAAAGGTATTGTTAGTGGGCCTGCGACAGCTATAGCAAAAGCAGCAGGAGCATTAAAGGCTATGCCTTATATAGGACCTTATGCAACTGCTACAGAAAAAGTCGCCACAGCTACTGCGTCAGTAGCAAAAGCTTTTGGGTATTGCAAACCAGCAGTGACAAAAGCGCCTGAACCATTCAGACCAAATCCGGTTAGTACTTTAGCCGTGACAAATGTGCCTGATAATTCTCAGAAATTAACAGTAGATGATAAACAAGAATTATCTATAGATCCCAGAATCGCAGGATTAGGATCTATGGATTGTTTGAATATTAAATCTATTGCTAAAAGAGAGAGTTATTTAACACAATTTAGTTGGAACGTTGGTACAGCACCAGAAACACTATTGTGGAATGGAAGAATAGATCCAGTAACATGGGCAGAGACCGCAGGTCCGCCAGTTGCTTTTCATTTTCCAGCTACTGCCATGGCAACATTGCCATTTAAATATTGGACAGGTACTATGAAATTTCGATTTCAAGTAGTTTGTTCCAATTTTCATAAAGGCAGGCTCAAGGTAGTCTATGATCCTAATTGGTTAGCAGTTAATGAATATAACACTAACTATTTGAAAATTATAGATATATCAGAGGAGCAAGATTTCACAATAGAGGTTGGAAATGGACAAGATAAAACATTATTGGAT